GACGCGGCTGGCAGGTTCTTCGCCTTGCGCTGCTCGTCCTTCTGACTGATGAAGCTGACGGCGACAGAGTCGACGCCGTCTACCGACTCGACAATTGATATGATGTCTGACTTCGGTATCCTGTCGCGTCTGCGTATAGTTACGAAGTAATCGCTCAGCTTGTTAAGTATGTTATTCTTTATGACCTCCTCGGCCGGGCCGTCTTTGTATATGATGACCGATATGTTCGCTATGAAGCGGCTGATGGCCGGCGTCACCATCTGCACTTCCGTGCCGACGATCTTCTGGCCGGACCTCTCTATGAGGTCGACAATCTTGAGCCGCTGTGATGCGGTGAGCAGGAACTTGGACTCGTCGATGTTGAAGTAGTTCTCGTCGGACTTCATGCGCTTGCGCACGTCAGGCACGAGGAACAGGTATATGATCTTGTCGTCGTATAGGTTAGAGTTGTCGAATGTCGCGTACGCGTCGATGATTGAGAACAGGTTGAACCTCTCCAGGAATATGATGTACGCGTCCGGGTTGGGCAGCACGTACGCGCGCGAGTTCTTGGGCGCTATCAGTCGAGTGAGGCCTAGCGGTTCTGGGTTGGTTCCGAAGTCCGGTGGGTTTGTGCATTTTATAGTGAACACCTCGTTGAGATCTACGTCCTCGCCGAATATCGTGAAGCCTATGTCCTCCCACTTGAACTGTCCCTCCTCCGTGTCAGCGAGCAGTAGGTTGCCTGGTTCCCCGTCTGTCGTCAGGTACTCTACTCGTATCTCCGCGCCAAGCGGCGGGTTTTTTCCGAAGTTTCCGTTTCCGAAGATCACGTCCACGCCGCCGCTTATCCCGGTCTTGACCATGTAGCATTCCGCCCCGCGAGGCATGTCGTACAGCGAGTCGTACGCCTTCCACTTTTTCCCGTTGACGTACACGTGCACGAAGAAGTGGTCGACAAGTGCGGTCTGTGAGAAGTTTACGGAGTATATCTGTAGGTTCTGTCCGGTCCCTGTGAAAGCCTGGGTCTCGACGTTGCCCTGTATTATCTTGAGTCCGAGTCCATTCATGGATCCGTTGCTTGTGATTCTGATCTCCTCCGTCGGCAGGTCGAGCACGTACGTCTTGCCGTTGTTCTGGCACTTTATCTTGGTGTAGTTCGGTATGACGACGACGCCGGATGGGAATGTGTTGGTTGCCGGGCTCTTGGCAAGGAGCGAGATCTCGCCTGTGGCTCCTATCGCGCGCGTCACGTTGTGGCCCGAGACGGCGGCCCATCCCATTACGGAGTTGGACCTAGTTGCCGTCCGGATGTTCAGCTCGGTCACGGCGTCCTCCAGGTACATGAGTATTAGCTGCGACAGGTTGTGTAGCACGAATATGATCTGGCCGTAGGCCGACGCTATGACGAAACTCGTCCTGGACTGCCTGAACTTGTCCACGGTGTATTCCACCGTGTCTTTGATCATCGTCTCAATAGCTATTCGGTTTTTCTTGAAAATATTGGCCATCTTGTTTGTTAAACTTTGTTTCGTGTATATATTTGTGATCCGAGTCTACCAAATAGTAAGATAAATAGATCATACAAAAAACAGATGGATAATGCGTAACATAAAAATATTCGAGTCGTTCGAGCCGGAAGGTCGCAGATTGGTCGCAAAATTTGACGAAGACGAGAACGGCCAGATCATAATGAAGATAACCCATGCCGGCGAGCTGGTGTTCGAGGTGAACGGGGACGGCTTTTTCATAGAGAACAGCCTGGACGTCGAGGACCTTGACGGGATTACCGGCTACCTCCGCGACAAGGAGATCATCGGAAAGACTGACAAATTACACATGGCGTAAATGATACGAGATCGTCGTAATGTGGTTTACGAAATAACCATAGGCAATTATAAGCAGATAGGTTCAACATGTGACATTCGGTATAGGATGAATGCGCACAAGAGAGCATTATCTAGAAATACACAACGTAAAACTGCGTTCAAGTTTAAATGGAAATTTGAGGAGGTTAACCATGTCACGTGATTTATACATGAGACATCCGGAGGATCCTAACTTTAAGCCGAATATCCTTGAGGTGTCGGACGAGATAGAGATGCTCATCTCGCAGATAAAGATGATCTTGATGACGAATAAGGGAGAGGTGCTAGGCGCGCCGGATTTCGGCGTGAATCTGGAGGAGCAGCTGTTCACCTTGAACAGGAACGAGTACTCGATAAAAAGCGTTATAAAGGATCAGGTGATGTCATTCTGTGAGCTGGCAAACAAGTACTCTGTCACGCTTGACGTCAAGTTCGCGAGGGGCACGGCGAGGGACATGTGTCTCATCAATGTCTCCATTGACGGGACCAAGGCCTTCGGCGTGCTCGTCACGTAATTTTTATTTTTGTTTTTGGATGACTAACCTTTTTATGCAATTCTTTGTCAGTACGAAATATACGCCGTCTGTTAGATTGTCACGGTCTTCGATGCCACCGCGTTGATTGACGATCACGACATCTTCGACACGGGTCTTCGATAGTATATCGAAATCGCCGGTTGATGGGTTAGGATAGATTACAAAGTTGTCTTGCTGTATTTCTTTAGTGCCTAGTGACACGCCAAGGTTGTCAAATAACATCAGCCAGAAATCTTTGTTGCCGTTGCCGTCATCGTATACGCCTGCCACTGCCACTCCCCCGTCATACGTAGTCGTTGCGAAGTTGATACTTATCTGTGACAGATTTATATTGTATGTCCACATGGTGTTGCCTAGTGAGTCAACACCCGCGATGTAGCTTATGTTGTCTGTTGCTATCGGGGTTGTGTTAGCGACGACGGTGGGTACTATGATCGGGATGAAGCTTCCGCTTGAGTCTACAGACATGTCCACTGTATCATATCCGCAGCATGGCAGATAGTGGTACATGGGTATGAAATAATTATTAGGATTTACTTCTATGATGTCGGTTGACGCGAAACCACCGTAGCCTTGCTGTGGGTCCCATAGTAGTTCTGATGTCCACTGCTCACGGCCTTCGTTGTCTATTTTTATCAGCCACACCGTCCCTGTGATATTGTCTGTTCTTGTCGCCAAGATCATAAAACCGGATGACAGTTCCACGACGTCGGTCGCGTACTCGTCGAAGTTTGGATCGCCCATGGTCAGTGTCCATAGCGTGTCGAGGTTGGAATTCGTCTTAACAATGTACACGTCGTTTACCTGTGAGACGGGACTGTCGTTGTATCCCACCATCAGAAATCCGTGGTCTGTGGTCTGGATGAAATTGAGACATGTTTCGGATTGGTTGCCTGTGCCGTAAGTTGCAGCGCTGGCCGAAGTGCAATACAAGGCCAGGACTAGTAATAGTTTTCTCATGTTTATGGTTTTGGAGATTTGGTTTATCCGTTCTTCTTGCCGCTCCGTTCGAACGGAGACTTCGACGTGAGCTCTTTGATGCGCGACGCCTGCTCAGGGCTTATGATGCTCAGCTCTGGTGCTGTCTTGTGATCGTAAACCATGACTCCGGCTTTCTGCTGGACGTTGGAATGCGCGGTGCATGTTTGTGTACCGGGGATCGCTTTGATTCTCCCTTCTGGGATCTCGCAGTCGCATACAATACATTTTCTCATAATGTAAAGATAGTAAGAATAGTTCACAAATGGAAATATATGTAAAGATTATATGCTTGGTAATTAATATGTTATGCCCTTACTATGAGGGGTTCTTCGAAGTTTTCTGGTGTTCTAACTCCGCCGTGTTCCTTCCACTGCTCGATAGCGTATACCTGCACCCAGACGTTTTCTTTTGTCTCGATCTCTTTCTCGTAGCTGAGACCGTAGGCCGTCTTGATTATGGTGTTCTTCCAGTTGATGTCCTCTGGTCTGACTAGTGCGCACACGGTGAAGGTATCGCCTGTTTCGCCGAGGTATGCTTCTTCCTTTCCATGTTCGTACGACCAGTACACGCCGAGTCTTCCGAACTGATCCATGATGATCTCGTACGTGTCCATTATTTCCGTGTTGTACGGGAAGTTGATTGCCCTGTATATCTTTATCAGTCCGTGCTCGTCTTCCTCAATGCTGTTGTAGAAGTCTGAGTTCTTGTCTGAGACTAGGTCTTCGATGTATTCTTTGTACGCTTCCTCGCCCTCAGCGGTGAAGACGTCCCGGTTGTAGCTGATCCTTTCTGCTAGCGCCTCTATCTGGCTCGATAGCT